AATCGTATAGCGAAGCGGTTCCCGGATTATGTCGTCGCTTGCCACGGTCCCATCCTCCAACACTTTGTCTGGGACAGAGGCGGTCAGGGTGGTAGTGTCGGACACGTGGGCGTAGAGGTTGAAGCCCCCGATACCCAGGACCGTTTGTTCGCCCTCTTCGTATGTCTGTTGCCTACCGTAGGTCATACCCCACCCCTTGCCGTCATCATTCGGGCCTGCTGGAGTTGATCCTGCAGCCCCCGTTGCACCGCCCGTCCGGCGGCCTCGGGCTGGTCGGTTTTGATCTCGATGGACACGTCTTGTTTGATCTCCGTCTTGCTGACCCGGGAAACCCCAGGGGCTTCGGAGACTGGCAGTACCCCGAAATCAGCAGGGGACACATCAGGCAATCCTTGGATGGTCTCGGGCGTAATCGACTTGTCACCGCCCAACAGATTGACTGCCCAGTCTGGCAAAACCGCCCGGGCCGCATCCATGATTAGGTGACCCAGGCCCGAAAACATCGCCTTGATTCCTGCCCAGAGGCCCTTGAATAACTCACCGATGTAAACCACGGCGTTTTTGGCCATATCTTTCAGGGCGTCCCATGCTCCTTCAAAGTTGCCGGTGAACAGATTTATAATAACGTCAACAAATGAGGTCCAAATCCCGACAAGTGCATCGATGGCCTTCCTGAACGAGTCAGGCAGTAGCATTTTGAGAAAATTACCAACTGCCGCAAACACCGCATTGATCCCGGCACAGAGACCCTTGAATAATTCGCCGATGTAGGTCACTGCATTTTTGGCCATATCTTTCAAGGCGTCCCATGCCCCCTCGAAATTGCCGGTAAATAGGTTGGTAATAACGTCAATAAATGACGTCCATATCCCGACAAGTGCATCGATGGCCTTCCTGAACGAGTCAGGCAGTAGCATTTTGAGAAAATTACCAACCGCCGTAAATACCGCCTTGGCAAATTTACCCAGGCCAGAGACTAACGATTTAACGTAGTTGATGGCATTATCGAACGCCTTCTTGAAAAATTCCTTTGCAGCGGTGGTGTCACCCCGGAATAAGGCCATGACGCCATGGAAAACATTGATAAAATACCCAAACACTGCACCGATGGCCCGGCCAATGTCAATTACCGCCGGAATAACCGCTTTAGCAAACTCGATTATCGGTGGCAACAGGGCCTTCCCGAAGGCCACGATTTCGGCAAACAGGTCTTTGACGAATTGGACCGCATCCCGCAGGATTGGTCGGATATCCACCCCGAACGAGTCAAATAGCTTAGCAATAACGGAATCACCGCCCTGGGCAGCGACTATCAAATCATCGATTATCAGGACAACCGCCGCAATTGCCGCAGCAGTCAGCAACATTGGGGCAAATGACACGGCCCAGGCCGCACCCAGGGCAACGATGATCGGCATCAGGCGCTTAATGGCCCCGACCGCTGCTTCCATGACCGGGCCAATTTTCCGCAGACCCTTATTTAACCAGGAATCGCTGTCCTGCAGTAGGGCCTTGAATTGCCCCTGTAAATCGTCCAGGACAGGAATCATACTGATTGCAACCCTCTGACCCAGCACTCCTATGCCGTGCCGCAGATTGTCGATGTTGGTGGACAGGGTGGCTGACGTCTCGGCCTGGGCCTGACTGATAATGCCCCACTGTTCAGCGTCGGCCATCAGGCGATCTAGTCCATCGGCCCCGCCTTCCAACATGTTGATCAACGATTGATCAATGCCCAGTTGGTAAGCCAGCCCAATCCGTTTCGACTGCTCCATCCCCTTCGTTTTTTCGGCAATATCCTTGAGAATATCGACGGTTGGCCGTATTTGGCCGTTGGAGTCTTTGATTGATAGCCCCAGAGCCTCGATGGCAAACTTGGCCCGACCTGCCCCGGTTGCGGCAAATTGGCCGAGTCGTTGGTTTAATCCTGCTATTGACGCGTCAAGGGCCTCGACAGTTCCCCCGTCCTGTGTGGCCGCATACCGCAGTTTTTGTAGGGCCTCGACCCCCACCCCCTGCGCCCTGGCAAAGTTTCGCATTGCGGCGACGCCCTCTAATTGCTTTGATGCCCAGACTGCAGCCCCGGTGGTAGCTCCTGCAAGGGCGGTCGCCATCAGGGCGGACTGTTTGATGGTCGATTTCAGACCGGCGTTGAATTTGGCCAGAGGCTCCAGTGACCCTTTGAACGAAAATTTTGTTATCACCTCATTGACTACAGCCATTTACCGCCTCTTATGCGCCCTTTCGACGTAGTGCGCCTCGATGTCCCTGGATATCGACTCAAATTCCACCAAATCCAAGAAATCGTCGGTGTCCAGGGCCTCTAGTTCTGCCAAAGAGCCGTAACCAGCCTTCACCAGTGACAACAACGTCATCTTTTCGTCGTCTAGGTTGGTGAAGCGGATTAAATCTTCTCCCTGGGAACGCCTGGGAACGCCGAGCCGGTAAGGCCTTCGGCTAAAAAAGGGTAACTGATGCCCCCCATCGCAGCAGTGACGAATTTAAGATAGTCTTGTGGGTAGTTGTCCCAGTGCGTTTCCAGTCGGGAAAGTAAAGCGCCATCGAACGTTGTCACGTCTGCGATGGTGGCCATGACATCGTCGAATTTTTCCGAATCCATAAACCCGAAATCGCCATCCGAGAGCTGGTCTTTGACGTGTGTGAAATATGCAAAAACCTTCCGGCGTTGTTTATGCCTCATGCGGGTCAGCCGGTACTCCCTGCCGTTGACTTCGATTAGGCCGGTCTCATAGATTTGTCGCAACAATTCAAGTTGATCCATCATGTCACCTTCCGTTTGGCCTCTCGGACTCGGAATTTCCACTCACTGACGTGTTCCGGCTCCATGTTGTTCAAAACGGGGCCGGGGGCCTCCGTGATGTGCATAGTGCGCAGCTCGACGGTCTCGATGACCGGGGCGTTGTCCCGAGTAAACAACGTCTTGATTGCCCCGTCAAAGACCAAGGCCGGGACAGCATTTCGCCAAAGGTTCAGTAGTGCATCGTTTCCGGAATTTCGCTGAACCCGGATCGTCAAAATCGCCTCGAACGAATTGATGGGCTGCGAAATCGAAGTCCCACCCCCGGCGGAATTGACGGCTACAGTGACCTCACCCTGCGGTTCCAAGGTCACAAAATCCCCCTCAGCAAATTCCGTGATTGGAAACCCGTTCAGGATCAATGTCGATGCGTCGGCTGGATAATTGATAACGGCCATTTTTGCCTCCTACAAATTGAAATTAATCACAACATCGGCCGAATGAATGGCTCCTTGGTTTTTGACCGCGCACTGCAGGACAGGGGACTTTCTCGCCTGTCTGTCTGCCGTCGATTGGTCGGCCAGCGAACCGGCCTGCCAATAAAAACCGTACTCGCGGATGTTGTCAAAAAAGGTCTTGTAGTCCCCGAAATAATCGGGCTTGGACCATTCCCCGGGGCCAAACACTCCGGCCCGGACGAAGCGGCGCGTTGTTTTCTCGCCCTGATCAATCATGGTCAGGACGCCGGGCGTTGTCTGGGGAATTTTTGTTCCGGTCATTTTTAACAGGTTGAACATATCGACCTGGACCGAATCGATGAAGGCAATCAGATTGTAGACGTTGTCCACAAAATCATTAGCCGGGGAGGTCAGTACTACCGGGCTATTTTTGATAGTCGTGAAAAGGTCAAGGCCGACGATCTTGGCATTATCAATTTCGGTCTGGCTGTAATCCTCGGCAGGTACAGCCAATTCTTTCAGGTGCATCGTCATCGCCGAGTTTTCGGCGTTGAAGTTGACCGTGTGAGCCCTGGCCATGTAGGACGCTGCAAGTTTTCGGTTGCCCGCCTTACTGTACAGGCACCGGAATGTATCCAGCCCCGACAGCGTGTTAGCCCAGACCGGGTTAGTCGATGTGTTCAACGCGAAATATTTGGACCCGGAAAAAACCTCGTAAATCAGGACTTGGTTGGCCTTGGACCAAGTAGCGAGGTTCTCGATGTCGACATCGGCGATTTCATCGATGAACATCGCTCCTCGAATCTGCACTTGGGCGCAGATGGCAGTGATTCCGGCGAGTTTGGATTCGGCGGACAGCGTCACGGGATCCGCCCCTCCAACGGTCGAGGCACCGCTCCCGTTGGTCAGCCCCAGGATGGATCCGATAAAGTCCCCCTCGGACCCCTCAATGGCAAAGCCGACGTCCTTTCCGTCACCGGTGGCCTGCGTTGTGATGACGACCCGGTTATTAATCAGCTTGACGCTGGCTTCGTTTTCGTCGTCGTCGAATTTCAGCTTGGCCAAACAGGCGGCAAAATCCCTGCAGCCGGTGAAGTCCAGGTTGATCAGCGTATAGAGCTTGTCAATGATGGTGATATTCATCGAGCCCTTGTCGATTTGACGCAGTGCAGCAAGGGCAGCATCAGGGTCAATCTCGGCCCCGGTCAGGACGCCCGGAGTCGCTGCGACTGTTTCGCTGTCCCCCCTCCAATAACCAACAACCAAGGCCCCACCAAAATTAATAGCGTTGGGGCTGGTTGCAAAAACGGTGTTGGCGTAGGCGGTGACCTCCGAGGATGCCCCGAAATCCCCGGCGACCGCAGCGGCGGACTTGTAGGTCCGGTAGCGCTCGGCGGTGGACAAAACGCCCTGCTCTTTGGTGATGATTGCAACGACATTCATATTTGTCGCCGCAACGGCCTTCCCCTCGGGTAGTAAGGCCACATTGATAACGTTAGTAATTTCAGCCATTTATAAACTCCTCAAAAATTCGAGTTGTGCGGTATCAATTCGCTTGGTGTCGATGGTCACGGAATCGGAATAAAATGCCGACAATTCGACCTGGACCTGCTCGGTGTGCTGCGTCCCTACCAGGGCGGCAACGTTGGTCATCCGCTGGACGTGGCCGACCGTGACACCGTGTTCGAGTTGTAACTGCCGTGACCGTTCGGAATCGGCCAAAAGCTGTAATTTGACGGCCCGACCCCAGGCATCGGCCCCCAGAAAATCAATCACAATCGGCAACAGGGAAAATCGGACAAAGGTCGTTTTTTCGGCTTCACCGTCGAATATCTCACCCCTGGTTAGTGGTTCTGCAGGGGACAGAGCATCGACAGTGACTAGCTCGGCATCGAAATTCTCCCGCTCCCAGTCGATACGCCCGACCTTGATTTGGGCCTCCGGGATAGCCAACAGGTCGCGGATAACCCGGGCAACTCTGACGATAGGGCTACTCATTGTCGCCCTCCGTCAAGAGCGCCTTTCCGGTGGCCTCGCAGACCGCCTCAAAATAGCCGTATTGTGACCAATCGGCGACTTCGACGACTTTGTAATCTGCGGCCATCCATTCAATGACCTCACCCAGGCGCACGCGCTCGGGCGTGTGGATCGTGATATGCGGTTGCGACCAATTCAGGGTGTCGACATTCAGACTAGTTTTTTTCGTCGGTTGGGCGACGGCAGGAATCGTCCGGACAGTGACAGACTCGGACAGGACAAAATCAACGGTTGTCCGGGTAACGGCCTTGACCTTGACCGGCTGCATCCATCCTGTCAGGGCATTTTTGACGTTTGGTAACATCATTCGACCCTCCAGGTGATAGATTGTCGCAGTGTCCCGGTGTCAATCAAAGGCGTCTGCTTTCCGCGCCTCTCTTTTGATTTCACCGTCGAGGGGGCCAATGGTGGCCACAATCCGTACCCGTTCGTTCGGAAGGCATCGGATGAATAATTCCGGGCCTTTACCCCGACCAAGCCCAGGGCTTTTCTGGCGTCGACATTTTGGCCTGTCACAAGGTCAAATTGTTTGGCGATGAATTTTGCCAGCTCCCTTCGGTGCCGTTCCATCGGCATCCGGAGCCAGGACCGACGGGGAACGCCTGCGCCGTATTCGTGGATAGCCCCTACCTCGATGACCGTCTGACCGCCAGGATAAACCCCGGACCCGGTACCTTCGGGCAGACCGACTTTGACCACCAAGCGCAGGGCATCATTGAGTTTTTTTTGGTAGTCTTCCATCGTTTTCAGCGTGTCGGTCGGCTTCATACGAAAAACGCCCTCCCGGCTGCCCTGGTTTGGGTCAGGAATAAATACCGTTGCCCGTATTTGGTGGCACCAAAAAACGCCGCAAGATTTGTCGAATCTGATTGCTGAGCGTAGGACTCAGAGACGCTTCCCACGGTCCGGCTGGCTGCAGACGGCATCGCTGCCGCACCCCCCGAATCAGCAGTCAGGAGGTGGGCAACGAGGTTTAGAATTATTTCACGGTTACAGTCGGAATACTGGCCCCCGAAATAGCACGGCCACACTGACACCTGGGCATCGATGGTGGCATTATCCCAAGTCGAAAACTCGGGATAGCGCTGTTTCAGATCGGAAGCCAGACTCACGATGCCCCCCTTACACCTGCCGCAGGATGAATCCACCCTTTTGCTGCAACAAATCGAAGCCCCCGATGCGGAACTTGGACTCGACCAAATAGGTAAACGGCGTCGGCTTGACGACTTCGCCGATGGTCAGTGGCAACGGGATCCGGATCTTTGCCACCTGCGGACTGGTAGACACGAACAGGGCAACGTCCTTGTTGCTGGTTCCGATGCCTGCGGCGTGGTGCGATGCAAGGACCTGTAATCCGGGGAAGTTGGCCTTCAATGCGGCCATAACCGTCATTGCACTGTTCCCATCCACGGACAGTAAATCCCTATTGAGACGATTCACAACTGCCGGACTGGTGATGATCGTGTTGGCCATGTACGAGCCGACGTTATTAACATTGCTCCACTGGGTTGTTAAAGTGTCGGCAAAAACAGCGTATAACTCGTTGTTTTTCTTGGAGTTGAAGTTCGAGTCATTACTGTAGCTCCCCCAGGTTGCATAATCCAAGGCCACGTCAGCAATCATTTTGTCGATTGTTTGCTGATAGATTTCGTTGTGCGCCTCGATCAATCGTTGGGGCAGGTTGATCCCCTGAAGCTCGGCCTCGTGGATTTCGTCGTCGTCCCACTGCGATTCAGCGGACCAGGAGAAAACGTCAATCGTCGATTCCCGGCCTTCCAGGGTGATTTTACCTTTACCATCGCTGCGGTCGCGCTGTTTCGCGAACGAACCGGCGGCTGTGTTCTGCAAAGACTGGATTTTTTGGACGTATCCCCCGGAATTATCCACCGTGAACCCGGCGTTCATGAAGGCCAAATCGGGATATTTCAGGGTGAAAATTTCCGGATCAACGTGGGTCAACATCCGACCCAGAACGATCCCCGAGGCAGCATCGGTGAATCCGCGCTGGTTGCCGGACTCCAAGAATTTCTCGATTGAATCGAGATTGAACAAATTTGCGTACTTTGTCGCCATTTTTTTTTCTCCGTTACTTGACCAAAATAAGCCAGACATTTTCAGCGACTTCACGAACGAACGTCGCATTGATCAACTCGTTTCCAGGCTCGGGATCGGGATCTGGACCGGGATCTGGATCGGGATCTGGATCGGGATCTGGATCGGGATCTGGATCGGGATCTGGA